GCATTTGATTGATAGCAGCCTGAAATCCTTCGGTGTCAAACTTGACGGATAGTTGTCGGTTAGCCATAGGAGTAATAATAAAAAACGTTTGTACTATAAGTTTAATCTGTGGACAATCCGACTAATAAAATAACTCCTGTAAATATTTACAAGAGTTAGCTATTCCTTTAGTTGTTGAATGGCTTTATTGATGGTTTTTTCATCGCCTTGGGAGGCGATCGCGTGATCAATAATTGCGGCTTGTCGTTCTTCTTTCTCTATTTGCTCAATTGATTTGAGAAAGAGTTTGATTTGGGCGGCTGTGTAGTTTTGGATATCGTTCCAGCCGTGGCCAAATCTAATCAAGCGACTGACTATTTTTCCCCATCCGTCGCTACGTTGGTTACTGCCTCGGAAAATTTGGCGATGCTGGGAATGAGTTTGCGGTTGAAAAAATCCATATTCTGTTCAACCACCTTCATTAATAATTCGATACCCTCATCGGCTTCTAGTTTATCGAGCCATGATTTATCTTTACCTGAAGCCATACATAGTAACTCAAATAAATCTTCTCCTTGATTTCGCATTAGGAGATTGACGATATCGCCAGCACTTAAATTATCTACGTTTATGGAACTACTAAAGCCTGATAGGATTTCAATAACTCTAGGGAATTGGGTAAACTTGAAGGGCTTGATTATCACATCTCCGAGTTTAGTGGAGATGGTTTCTTGAGGGGCTAATATTTTTAAATCATCACTCATAGTTTTGCAATTTCATCTGGTATTTGTTTGGCAATTATTTCGGCTGGCTCAAAGAAATTGAGCCTTTTCTTGAGCTTAACTGATTTTGTGAACAAATACACAGGCGTGAGCTTGCCGGCATTTTCATAGCTATACAGCATTTTATTATTGGGAAGAATTTTGAGGACAAAGCGGTTGCCAAATTGCGCCCATACCTTGCGCCAAGGATTGCCCTTGGAGATTCTTCTAAATCCTAGTTTTTCACCTTGGGGAAGTAGCACGATCAAGAATTGGGCTTTCTTAATTGTGATCACTGCCCCCTCTTCAAATACATTCATGAAGGGGACACCGGCTCGGACGTAGGAAGCCGGTCCCCTGGAAGCGTCGGCATCTAAATCATAGATTTTAAATGCCTTGAAAAATGAGCCGTTGGAATTGGATCCACGCCGAAAATTTGCCTTGACTTGCCGGACAATTTCTTGTTTGAACTGTCGGGCGGAGGCGCGGATTACGGCGCGGGTAGCTGAGTTTAAGTCTTTAATTTGGGCTGCAAAGAATTCTCTAGCAGCCTTGGATTCTATGCTCATGCGGCTGTTGTTTGGATTCTATAGAATCTGCCATTGACGTTGCTATCTGGTTGGAGATCGTCGTAAAGAGCCATACCGTCTATGTCTCCTTTCCAAAAGTCATCGTTGATAAATTCCATAGAACCGATTGACTTGGGATTGAATTTATAGATATCCACGACGACGGGAGCGTCATCTTCGGCTTGGTTGAGTCCGGCAAACCGCAACCAGTAGACCCGGTTAGGGTTGGCCGTGAAACCAGAAACTTTTTCGGATGCTCCCGCTACGTAGGAGGCATTAACTATGGCTTGGGCTGGAATGGCGGATGATGTTGGGACAAAAATCATGCCCTGCTTGAGGTCTACTGTGTAATCGGTGTCTTTGACGTAGATGGTGTTGGGTGATGTTGACAGGGTCAGGGATGCAAAGGAGGTGAGGTTCATTCTATCCAAGGGATTCCATTTGCCCTTGTATATCGTTACGGGTTCGTTGGTTACGGTTGCACCAACCAGGTTCGTAACTGTGCCGACGATGAATTTCTCTAAGTTTTCCTTGGTAATTTCNTCAATAGTGAAACTAACNCTGGCTTTCTGTTCGGTNTTGACTGTCCTGTCTACCAGGTTTAGTCCTGTGAAGGATTCCTTGTGGTCAATCTGTCCTTGGGTGGTGCTGAGGGTGAGCTTGGGAACGTTGCCAATGAAATCTAGCCCTGTGGGCTTGCCTGTTATGGCATCACGAGATCCCAACAAAACTTTTCCTTTGCCTACAAAATATCTGGGTGGCATATTTTCCCCTATGGATTGAATAAGCGTGTACGGTACAAAACATCAACTTTAACAAGTATCCGGGCGCAGGTTTTACCCTGGGTATCTACGTCGGTTTCGTTGCCGACTAGGAACATTTTCAAAGCTAGGGAATTGAGGGTTCGGTCAGTGCCTAAAGCTTTGATAATGTCCGCTAACATATCGTTAGCCGCTACGCCGGGGGTGTCGGAGAACTTACGCCCCTCTATCTCGATATGCAAAGCGTTTTCATGGTCTAACCCTTTCTCTATTGTATCCTCTGCCACATCCCGATAGATGAGGGCATCANATCCGTACTCGGTCGGGTAGTCCTGCCAGTAGANAATTGATTGCCCTATGTTTGTGCTGTAGGTGGGGGTGGTGATCTGACTCAATTGAGAACCGAGGGCAGCCATGATATCTTTGCGCTTCATTCTTTTAATACCAGGTCGGTGAATTTGCCATCGTCAACGGGTTCAATTCCGATCACGGTATATGTTTTAGCCCCGACTACTAATGGCGTGCCGTGATTGATGCCGTTGGTGTCTGTGGTTTTGGCGGTGAGTGTGATTCGCCGCCCCTCGGCATCGAACCCAATGGGTGAATTTTCTACCTCAAATATCCCTTTGAATGAGTTGCCGTTTGCGGTAAAGCTAACGGCAAACTCGTCTAAGAATGAATCAAGGTTCTCCGCTAGTTGCATTTGTGTCGAGGGGCTTGGGTTTCTTTGGGGGTTTTTGTTCTTCCGGTGGGGGTGTGGGTGCATCCTCTATCAATTCGACGTTAATCGAGTGGACTTCGGCAACGGCGGGGACAAGTTCTAGCTCTGCCCCTTCGTCAAATCTTTCGCCACCATGAAAGATTATTTTTCCTGGTTTGACCCTGTACTTGGCTGGTTTCTCGGACATACTCACCTCTAGGTTGTGATTGCGTCTACAATTTTGACGAAGCTGGCAGCCCGTCTTAACTGAATGTCAATGGTTTGCAGGGCGCGAACTTCGATATCGCCGGAGTCGTAACCAGCACCGAATTGATTGGCTAATATTTCCAGTACGCCCCATTCGCCGATCAGGACATCAGCCCAGTTGCCGAAAATGATGGCACTGAGGTTAGTTCCTGTGCCTTTGGTGAGGTTGGCGGGGACTTGGTTGGTAATGCCCATCATGTAGCCATTGACCATGCCAATCAAGGGGTCTGAACCGTTCTCCCAGATCCAGTCTGAGTTGACGGCGGTGGGATTTTTGAGGGTGCGCTTGAGTTTGCCCCGGACTTGGGGGGTAGACATGAAGCCAAGGTTGCCGATGTCGGCATTAACGCTGGCGACTGCGGTTTCCGCTTGAACTAGGGCATCCCAGGTGGGAGCAGCGCCGTTAGTTCCTAGTGATACGGTGGTTGTGCCGGACGCGACTAGGATACCGGTTGGCTGGTTGGCTGATCCTGATCCGTTGATGACGGTGCGGTCAATTTCTAGGGCAATTGATTGGGCGATGTCCTGGCGGACAAAGGCTTCAATGTCAATGCTGCTTTGAAGGAGCATTAATCGAGTCATTCTGGACTTAACACCCACGGTTTTGGGGGTGAAGGTGATCTTGTCGAAGGTGGCTTCAGACTGAGATACCGCACCGCCTTCGCCTACCCAGTAGGTTGAAGCTATGCCAGTTTGGCGAGGGATGTCCAGGTTTCCGGTTAACCCTGAGAGCATTCTTGCCCCCATCTGCATACATAATGCGCGGTTTCTGAGATATTCAATCAGGCTGGCAGCGTCTAAAACTGTGGGAACTGTTACGCCACCTGTAGCGGCCGCGCCAGTCGCGTAAGTTGCCCGTTGTTGTACCTTATCCCAGGGTACTCGCAGGTCGCGGACGGGGATATAGAAGCCAGAGGTTGAGCGTCCGGTTTTCTTGGCGATTTCGTTGCTTAACTCACGCTCAAAACCAGCCTGATCTCTGTAGGTAGGGTCAACTTGAGCAAGGATAGCACGGCACACTGAATACTCGCGTTGTTCCTTGTCGGTTAGTCCTAGTGCTGCTACAGGTTGGGCGATGGGCTGTTGTTCGGGGCGTTGTTGAATCCTTTCCAGGACTAAAGCCCGCGCCATTTCGATGCTAGAACCGTCTTCGATTAATTGTTGAGCCATGGTGTCGGGCATTTTGTGTCCGTGGCATAGGGCGCGGATGGATTCAATGCGATCGCGCTCGTGCTGCCTAATCGCTTCAATATCAATTTTTTCTGTTACTTCCATTCTGATTTGTTCCTCTTGAATAGGAGTTTCTATAGGTGCAGATGGTTGAATTGGCGGGGGTTCGGCTTCGTTGGTGAGGCTGCGACCAACGCCAACGGTCGGATCTGCGGGGATGGTAACTACACTCACCTCGAAGGGTGTCCATCGGGTGACGTTGTAGCCTTCCTCAAATTCCTCTACCTCGTCTATCGAGTAACCGATAGAAACATTGCGGAGGATGCCAGATTTGACCGATTGGTATATCTGTTCGGCTTCTGGATGGGTATCGAACCGCAACTTGCAGTAGAGCCGACCGCTTTTAAGGTATGCCCGTTCACACACCCCAATATAGTCCTCTGGGTCGTGGTTGAAGAGGAAGCCGCCGCCGTCGTTGAGCCGTTCTAGGTTGGCGGCACTGGGAGTATGGGATAAAATCTCGTCGCCCCACCATCTCGCCACCTTGTACTCGGAAGATACGGGGATTTCAATGGTGCGGGTGCTATCGTCAACCATTGCTCGGTCAAAACTAATCTGGCGTTTGGCTGTGCGGTCAATGGCGATCGCTCTATCCCCGACCTGCAACATTTTTTGATTTGGTTCAAGTGTTTCTATTTTTTCTTCATCCATAATCCCCTTAGATAGAGTCATTGGTTGCCTCCGTTGGTGCTTCACCTTCCTTAACAACCGCTGACTGGGCAGGTGGTGTATACAAACTCAAGCCATAAGCCGAAGCCATGTCTAGCTCGCGCTTACGAGTCTTGAGTAAGTCTTCAATGTCGCCGCCTTGTTTGGCAATTTCATCGGTGAGGGTAGTCAGCCCTGCCCCGACCGCGCTAATGGTGGCGTTAATTTCTTTCTGAGGGTCAACCCATGACCAGCCGCGAGGTTGCCACCTAACGGACTGATAACGGCGTGGGGTGAGTTCATAGATTGGTAGGTTTAGGCGACCGGAAAGGACTGCCATATCAAGCCAGGCTTCATATACAGGTTGGTGAAGATTCAGTATGACCCAAGATTGTAGGGCGCGGTAGGTGTCGCGGTCGTTGAGCAGTGCTAACCGACTGCTGCTGTAATTACTTTGGCTGTAGTCTGCCGATAGATTTTCGTAACTAATTCCCACGCCTGCGGCCATACCTCTTAGCATCATGCGAACGAAGGAGTCGAAGCCGGTGGCGGGACGGGTAGGGGAGAAGCCGCTGAACTTTTCACCGGGGGCTAATAGTTCGATAGTGCCGGGACTGAGGGAACGTAGGCGCTCGCCGTTGCTGACATCTTCCCCTAGTAGTTCACCATCTGGGGTTTCAATGAAGCCCATGATGGAGGCTGTAGCTCTCGCCGCTACTACTTCGGCTTCTTCGTAGCCGCCTAAATCCCGCATCCGTTTGAGGCAGGAATGAAACCAGGAGATGCCGCGAGATTGTCCAGGGCGATCGCTAATGAATAGATGAATGATTTCCTCTGCTGGGACGCGCTCTAGCCTAGCAGCCGAGGCGGTGGATACAAATTGATAGTCGCCTGGGTGATGGGTGCGGAGGTGGTAGGCTACGGGGCGGTTCCATTTGTCAACCTCTACACCCATGCGGATTTCGTTGCCGTTAAATGTGCCGTGGTAGTACTCGGCCAGTTGATCCGCCTCGATTAATTCCAGTGCGAAGGGAACGGAAGAACCGCCGAAGGATTGCTTTACTTTCCTAATCAGAACCTCCCCAGATTCGACGACGGAACGCATTACCAGCCGTTGAATTTCTGACCATCCCAGTTTGCCTGCAACGTCGCAGTATTCCTTACACTGCCACTCCTGCCACGCTTCCTCAATGGCTGTGTTTATGGATTCATCTAGGCGATCGCCTCGCCGCATTTTCACTTGAGATTGGAATGGGATGCCCTGACCGATAACGTTGTTACAGATTGTCCTCAACGCGCCTCTGGCATAGTCGTTATCGCGGACTAGTTGCCTGGAACGATTGCGGATGCGGACTAAGCTACTATAAATTTCTGAATCGGCAGAGGTGGAAGAAGCCACCCAATCAGACGTTAACCTCCCTACCTCTGCGCCGCCATAGGAGCGCTTGCGGGGGAGTTGTACGGGACTATTTAAAATTTTCCATACCGTCTGCCAGAAATTCATAATAGTATTTAATTACTACAGTAAGTATATACTATTAAACAGAAAAACCAGGGTTTTCCCTGGCTTTTTTGTGCGTTCTGACGGCGGCTATTAAAGAGTGATCCCGAATTCTTTAATAGCTGCTTCGGCTATTACTTTTCTTAGCCACGTTGTGCGGGCTGCGGACGTGGGCATTTGGGCGAGGGCATCATCTACCGCTTGCGGTAGTCTGATACGGGTCGTGGTCTGGGATAACTTGTAGGTGGTGTTGTCTGCCCTGGGGGCTGGTTTTGGGCGGGCTTTGAGGTTTCCGCCCTTCAATCCTAAGTCTATCCTTGCCTCTTTGAGTACGATACTCGCTCTCTGGCGACTGATGCCCATGTCTCGTGCTATATCGGCGAGGGATTCGCCGTTCTGCTTTACGCGACGCTCTATTTCGAGCGCTCTCTGGCTAATCATTATCTTTTTTGTATGAAGCGGTTAATGTTTGCGGATTTGGTGAGGCAATTCGCAACCAGCCGGGATTGTTTATTTAAAGACGTAGATACAGCGCTCTTCGCTGTCGGTTTTTTTAAGAACTACCCCATTGGCGGGGTAATTAAAAATGCTATCGGGATTTACGCCATTATCTATTTCCCATTCCCAGAAGTCATGGTTTCTCACGTCCTGATCTTCATCTTGTAAGACTGTCGGGTAGTTGTCAGCTACGTAGTCGCCGAAGCTGTTTACTTTTACATTTCTATATTCGACTACGCTGTTGACGGTGGTTAGTAATTGCCTTAAATTTAGATCCATGGTAAGCTCCTATTGATTCTTGGTTTAGTCTGTTCATAAAGGCTTGGGCTTCCTCCCTTGCCTCTACATAAATAATCTATCATTGTGGAAATCTATTTGTCAATAGATAATTCTGTAAATCTTCTTATGATATTCATAGAGAATTATCTATTGACTAGTGATGGGGTTAGTCGTCCAATACCTTGTCCCTGGTTATATCGCCATCTTTGATTAGCTTCATAAACGCCTTGCTAGTGACGATGGCAGTATAACTATCTTCCCCATCGTAGAAATACCCCTTGCCTGCATTGCAATTCTTGGCTGGCGTGAGAGAAATATCACTGGGCTTTATGTTAAGCCTCCTGAATACCTGCAATGCCTTTTCATTGTCAAAGACCCGCCAGACTATATGATCATGTCCGCCTCTGCCAATGTGTCCATAAAACGTGGTGGCAATTATGTTAGGCGTGGGTTCTGCCTTGACTTCCACGGTGGCATTGCCGGGGAACTGGACTATATTGCTGGGCTGTTCTGGTTCTGGACTGGGTGCGGGATCTGGTTGGGGTTGGGGTTCGGGGTCTGGCTGGGATGATTCCAGTATGGCTACAGGACTGGAGAATAAACCGACTACGGTTTGCTGGTATTCTGCCAACCGATCCGGACAGACTTCGTTAATGGAACTAATAGACTCTTGTAACATCTGTACAGCGGAAACCATTTGAGACTCGACCGACCCTAGCTGTTGAAGGTGTGCCTGGATTTTTCGCTGTTGTTCCTGTAAATCTTCTATCCTTGCCTGAATATCGGCGTAGGTTTCTTGATACTGGTTGATGAGTTTTGATAATAACATTGGTGGGATTCCTTTGATTATATGAAGCGGTTAATGCTTGCGGATTTGGTGAGGCAATTCGCAACCA